TAAATACATTGCCAATAACAGGAACAAACCCCATGATTGTTTGAATTGCTCTTCCAGCCGGTGTATCAAAAAAACTTGGCGCGGGTTGCGTTCCTTCCAGGCCGACTGTCTGCGTAGTCGGGCTCATGTTGTATCCGCGAGTGTTTGCGTTAGCTTGCAACCCCTCGTAACCAGTCTGCTGTAACCCGTAACTACTTTTACCTAGATTAGCCATGCCTTCAAGAGCCTTGCCACTAAAGCCGTAGTCGGGCGACAAGTTAAAATCTTGCCCGTAAGTTCCAAGGCTAGCCACTCCAAGATTGGGTGCAAGGTCTTGACCCTTTAAACCCACCTGGCTGCCTATGCCTAGGTCTATCCCCATACCCGCCAGCGTTGGCGCGCTGAGTCCTAATTGATTGCCAGCGGACAGGCCAAAATCAAGGCCTGGATTTAATCCTTGCGCGGGGTTTCCTGGCGCTGCGTTTTCTCCGTAGGCTCCAAAACCTCCATCATCATATGCCATAGTCAGTCCTAAGTTGCAGGAGTCTGCGAGGTAAGCAAACCGTTAGTAAATGTCATACTGCCGTTTGCGCCGAGTGCGGTTAGTTTAGCAGTTGTGATTGTGGCACTAACTCCAGTCGGCGTTAGCGTACCACCAAGTGTTAAATTACCTGAGCCAGTGACAGTTCCAGTAAGAGTCAAGCCAGAGACTGTTCCTGTGCCGCTGACGCTAGTGACTGTTCCGTTACCTTTGTTATTAAACGTAGTCCAGTCTCCTGAACTCAACGCGCCTCGATTCGCCGCCGAAGCTGTCGGGACGTTTAGAGTAATAACTACATTAGTAGTTGAATTTGCTACCGTCGAGCTTAGATTAGTCCCCGCTGTCCCGAGAGTCAAAGCCGCCACACTCGACACTGATCCCGCACCGCCCTGACCTAGATTCTGCGACAAGTCTAGAAACCAGCGAAGCCAGATAGGATTAAACGCAGCTTTACCTGACACTTCATCAAGTATCACAGGCAAAGCCCAAGTTGGCGGCGGCTGAAATACGTTAGTTGCCATTAGAGTGTTCCGATATCCAGCTGCAGTTCAATTGCCTGCAACCGCAACCGCGTGTTAGACTGGTGCCGGATCTGCGTAGTCCGACGCATGAAGGTGCCGCAGTTTGCCAGGATAGGCTTGCGTACTCCCATATCGACAAGGCGGAAGCTAGACCACTTGCTGGCTTCGTAGTCAGAGTCATTCACCCGTACCTGCAAGGTGCTTCCAGTAGTCTGATCCCCAATAAACTCCATCATAGTCATCTGTTTTCTTCGGCGCATTCCACCATCAAAGTTAGGTGTAAACAAATCTACTGTGATGACTTCACCGTCGTCAGAAGTATAATCAGAATCAAACAGGTATAACTTCCCATTCGTCTCATGCTGAAGCACGCGGCCAGTCCCCGGAAGAAACGTCGATGAAACAATCTTAAAGTAATTTCCATCCACATCTGTCCATTGCGCCCACATTTTATCAGTCATGTCATAGACTAACGTGATGTTATCATTTTTAAGTGTAATGCCATAAAATCTATGTCCATCGTACTTAATGCCAAAGGATGCTACGTTGGTGAAATCAGCTTCCCCTAGTATCCGCTCAATAGGTTTTGTAGATACGATAGTCGGTTTAAGGTTGTCTACTAAAATTACCTGTGCAGCGGATGAGCGATTTGTAGCCACCCAAAGCAACGTACCGTCTATCTCCTGGACAGAATCTGCGCTGACACAACCGTAGTTTATCTTTGCCCCCTGCACCGGGCCGAGGGGAGACACGCTAGTATTCTGGGCGTCGTAGAAAACCTCAGTTGACCAACCCTTAAGCGCCAGGACGTAGACAAGTTGCTTAGCCAGGAACACCCCGGAGTCAGGTTCAATCTGTGCGCCGAGGAGGTTGTTCAAGTCTGTCCAAAGCGTCGGATCGTTTAAGACGTCGCATCCGTGTATATAAGACGTAGTGTCTAGCACGTAAGTCGTACCATCTAGATAAGCAAAGCCTTTAACTGCAACTGCTCCGGCAGTCGTGTAAGTATTGCCCGGAAAGTTAACCCCAGATATTTGCGCAAGTGTAGTATCATCCCAGTTATACGAAGCTGCTGCATTGCCTAGCTGCAAACGCGGGGTAGCCCCGAGGCTGGAAGAAAATCTATACACTCCGCCCGTTGCGTCTACTGTGCCAATACTAGTTCCATTTTTGTACAGCGTCGCTCCAAAGATTGAGTATATATCTCCATTCCAGTTATAAACACCATAGCCATTACCGACTTTTGTTGCGCCTGTTTGCAGCAACCCGGGGCGCTTGAAAATCCAGTACTCTTCGGTCTTGTCATTCTTCTCGACGTAACCATTGATAAGACGTGCATCTTTAAAAGGTGTGTGATCCCGATTCGCCGCTTCAAGCACCAGCGGCAAACGCTTCGGAATCGCAACTGTTTCAGCTTGTGCCATTTAACGAAACTTTCCAGTAGAGTACTGTCCGCGGGAATCTGGAGTAAACCGAGTCGGTGCGTCTTCGACATCCCAGTCTTCCAACATAGTCCGGTAGCTGATTGCTCGCTGCTGGCAACGATCCATGATTGACTGAGGCTGGCCTGTCGCCAGTTCGTCAGCAAGTCCCCACCGCAGCGCAATTCGCCACTCGATTGGGAAATTCATAGTTTCCGTTACGGAGATGAAATTAGTAACTTGCGTTTGCAGCAGCAAGTGTGCAGTGCCTGTTGCAGCTACTGCATCGGGGATTAGCCAGAAGAATACACTCAACTCTTCCTGCTTTTTGTTAACGAAGTAAGAGTTGATCTGGCCAGTTGTGTTAACCTGACTCAGGCGAATGTAGTCGTTCCAACTTAGCGGAACCAGCGGCCGCCGAATACCGTTGGAGTCCATGTAGTAAGCATCAATAGCCCGAGGTGGCTTGGGCATAACTACAATCCCGGTAGGACTGAACGTATACGTCCCTAGCCCCGCAACCAGGGGGACTGTCGTATCTACGTTCAGCCAGAGCTTCAGCCCTTGCGTCTGCCACAGATTTATAATATCTGTAAGCTTCCGCATCCCTGTTACAATCTGCTCGGAGTTGGGGGACTGCCCTTCCTGCGTTAATCCCGCATCAAAGTATGCATCGCTGATAATAGCAATTGGAGTGTTAGGATTAGGCGCAGTCATGGCAGCTTACCCCCGACCTTGAATTACTTGGAAGTCGACAGTACCACTTGTCCAGGCAGAGACGTTAATTCGCACCGCAGTTACTACGTGATCTAAGCCGTAAGAACTACTGATGGTATTTCCGGTCGGCGAAGTCAGTGGCAAAACGCGCAGAGTCTGCATCCAGCCCACTCCGTTACCGGCACTAAGTCCTGAGTTTGCAATTGCAACTGTTACGTTATTAGCATCAACAACAGAAGCTACATTAAACTCAGCATCTAGATTAGCTCCACCATTGCCCCAAAGTTTAACCCAGTCACCTACACGCAATCCATGTGCAGTTTTTGTAATGGTCAACGTAGTTGTAGTCCGTGACAACGTAAATTGTTGCGTAAGATTCATTGGGTCTTGCGCGTTGTCAAGACTGTACTCAATAGAATAAGTAAGCACGGCGCTGCTTGAAAGTATTGCACTTACGTTACAGTTAAAACTAGTCTGTAACCGATTGATCGGAACCCAGGGAGCGTAACCGGCCGCTGAAAGTCGCTGTGTAATGGGATACATAAATTCTCCTAACGGGGGTGATTAGCCCCCGAGTAAAGTTAAACAGCGGCGGGATTGATCAAAGCAGACTTGTCGACAGCGCCAGTGATCGGACTGTAGTTGTTGGTAAAACCAAACGAACCACCAGTGCCGGTTGGAATCCAAATACCTGCGGTTGCGTCGAGCTGGTACAGATAGTTATCATACGCATGACCAGTCCAACCAGTTGCCGAAGTCGAAATAAACGATCCGCCAGTTGAGCTGGTGTTTGGACGCTCCAGGTGGTTACGCGCAAACTCAAAGTTAGTCATGTTATTAGCACCAGCTGCGAGCATACAGGCCGTGTTGTTCAAGATTGCAAAACAACCAAAGTTATCTGCGATCTTTACACGATCCGTAGCAGTTGTTAACTTAATTGCCGTTGTAGCTGCGGTAGTTCCAAGACTAGAAATAACGCAGTTAGTAAATGACAACCCTGCCATTGCCTGGGCACTTGCAGAACTAGTTACAATACTGACAAAGTTTAAAACGCTACTGATATCCCGGAACTCGCAGGAGTCAATTGAAAAGTCCTGTGGGCCAGTTGTAATAGTCCCCGATGCAAAGGTCTGGCTAAAACTGACTACATACACGCCGATGCCACCAGTTGTACCGGAAGTTTGCGACTGGATTCGAGTGCCTGGAATAATACCGGTTCCCATGATAGCTGCACCGGGATACAGCGTACCACTGCCAACCGCGGTAACAGTCATTGTAGTCGAGGCAATCGAGGCCGTAACGCTTGCGCTGATGCCTGTAAATACCGAAGCAACATCTGCAAAATTGCAAAGAAACAAGCAATTTTGAATGCTGAGGCCAGAGCCGGTAACTGGAATATTCGCTGTAGCTGCGGTGGTGAACAAGAAAGTTGGACGAGAAGCACCGCTGCCCATGCCAAGAATAGCTACGTCAGACGAAGTAAGCAGTAGTGTTGTAGCAGATGAAATACTTTCCAAATGCCCAGCACCGACAACTACAATATCTCCGCGTCCGGGCATCGTTTGCGTAAGTGCAAACTTAAGCGTAGCAAACGGATCAAGGTAAGTACCCCGATTACCGTCACTACCTGCGCGAGCTTGAGGATTGAGCTGAACTGAGTTATCAACCCAGTATACTTGACCCGGTTGAGTTTGCAGAATGGGCATACCGCGAACACTGATACCGTTAGAGAAACCGTGGGGGAAATTAGTAAAAGGCATTTAAAACTCCTAAATGGGATTGCATTGCAACCAAAAAACTTACTGGAACTGCCAGTCCATTTCGCGCGGATTACGGTTAAATAATCCGCGCCAACTTACAACAAAACCTTACGGCCCATTGCTTCCATAGATACCACGTGGGTCAGTGCACCCAACGCTCATACGCATATAGCTTGCGGCCTTTGCGTTTTTGGTGTCGAAGTCGTTGTCCTGATCGAACATAGGCTCGTCACGCCAGAAGAACGTCATACCATTCGGGCAGTTAGTCCGAATAAACCACGCGTGAGGCGCGGTGAAGTAGTGGTTCATCTTGATGCCCTTGGGGAAGGCATTAGTAGCTTTCAACACGTTGATGTTGTTGTTAGCTGTGTTGGATTGCAACACCGACTGCAAGATGCGGTTGGCGTTGTACCATTCCTGGCGAGAGATGTGCAATGACTCGGGCATGATGTTGATCAGCAAGCCTGTGTCATTCTGCGCACCCATGATCTGGATGGTTAGGTCTTCCAACGCAGCTTCCGACAAGTCAGCCGCAGGGCTCAGCGCATTGCTAAACGTACCGCCGGTAGCGTTGATGTGGCTGGTAGAAACCAGTGACGCACCATCGCCAGTCGTAAAGTAAGCCGTCGAGAAAGCGTTGTTGTAAGGGAAAGCCCCCACGTTCTCTGTCGTCTGGTTCATCGAGAAAGCGTTAGCTTCCGCGCGCCGAGTCGCTACCTCTTTGTACTGGTTGTCACGCAGTTCTTCAAAGGTCACGATATAGCCAAGCGCATACGCAACGTGCGTATAGGTATTGACAACACCTTGAACTTCGCCATCGTACGTCACTGGAGCACCCTGCGCCTTGACCGGAGCCAAGCCGAATGGAGTCACCTGCACGCCTTGTTCATACGCTTTGTCTGACATCTTGATATCGTACAAATCCGTATATTCCTTGGCATGGGAGTCATAAACCTGACCCCACGTAGTATACACCCCTGGCCACAAAAGCTTTGGGTGACTGCCTGTGTTAATTACACCGCCTGCCATAATATATCTCCTTTAGACGCCAGCGGCGCCAGTACCTGTGCCGAGTTCGTGCACGTTGATCTTTACAAGGTGCTTGGCATAGGCGCCAAACGCATTGTCCGAAGTGCGCACCAAGCCCATCAAGCGAAGCTGGAGGGTTGCGGTAGTCGCGGGAGTTGCACCGGTGGAACTACTCAGCAACCAGCCCGAGATGAATCCGTTACCAGTGCCGATGACTGGAATAGTATTCAAACCGATCTGGGTAGCCGCTAGCGCAGTGCCGTTAGACTCTTCCTGGATAGCGAAGATTACATTTGGATCATCTACAACCATTGCGTACCAGTCAGTTGTCTGCGCAGCGGCGGGACGATAAGCCAAGTTGGGGTTGATAATGTTAGCTGGAAGGCCTTCAGAAGACCCCAAACCAACAATCACGCCGCGAAGTGCGCCCGTTGCAGCGCCAAGCACAACGCCTGGAACACCGTTTGCATCAGCGGTTCCACTGCTAATTACAGGGTCGCCGATGTAGAGTGCGGTAGCGTAAGCAGCCGCGATAGAGTAAAGCCGAGCTTGCCCACTCCAGGGCGCACCACTAAGGTACTGCACTGGTGTAAAGCCACTCGGACGATTAGCATTTGCCATGAAAATCTCCGTAGGTTAAGCGCTTCTGCGCTTGGATTTGAAAAAGTCCGGAATTTGAGTTTTCGTTTTGTCCACATAGCGGTGCTGGGCGTCGCCTGGGCGATCGTTTTCTGCTCCAATCATTCCGCCAAGAAGAGACTCACGAATCTTCGAATTTTTAGCCTCAACCAGTACCTGGTCTTCGTCCCACCACTCTTGCTTAAGTTTCATTAAAATCAGCCGAGTTGGTTGACCATCTTTTCCTACCTCTTGCCCGGAGACAACACTTACTCTTGAGCCCATGTCGGTATTCCCGCTGACGCTAGATTCGCCACCGAGACTTACGTTATTGAGTTTCATCTCGTACTCGTTTACAAACTCATATCCACCGTCCAGGGCCCGCTGAAGGCGCTCTGGGGTGTTCAAAAACCAATGCAGATGGTAGCCTGGTAACTCCGCCACTTCAAGGCGTTGTACCGGCACTGACATTGGGATGCGCTTACGCTCACGCGCGACGCTGCTTTTTGTGTTTGCAGGGTTAAGCAATTCCATTTTTATTCTCCGAAATATATCTCAGCGTACCGATTACGCCACTCTTGTTGACTCTTGTACTTTTTGTCGCTACCCACGAAACGGCGAGAGTCCGCGTCGCAAGCGGCACGTGCGTCCGCTGGCATTGCAGCGTAACCTTTACGGCCACTGCTGCGTACTTCGCTGTCGGAGCCATTTCGCGCACCTTCAACTTTGTCGCCGCGTGGAGTCTCGCCACCGCCAAGTTCTTTTGCAACTTCCGCTGCAACTTTGTCGAAGAAAGCTCGACCAACTCCGGATTCGCCGGCATCCCGCAGTTCCTGGGCGATGCCCAAAGCCAGTGCAGTTTTACGCTTGTTTGTGCCAAACCAAGGGTTCTCAGCATTCCACTCTGCAAGATCGGGCGGCGGTTGGAATACCGGCGGGGCTTCCGGAGGCGCTTGCTTGGCAGCTGGAGTAGGAGTCGTGTTCAGCTGCGTAAGCCGATCAGTTAACTCTGCTACTCCATCATGGTCACCTGCTTCGGAAGCTGCAGACAATTGCAATTTCACCTGGCGACGCGCTGCTTCCACAGCTTTCTGCGTGTCGACTGTATGCCGCTCTTCAATCTGGGAAATGGAATCTTGAGCTGCCTTTAGCGCAGCCACGGTTTTCCGGGATTCTCCTCGCAAGTTTTCAAGTTCTGCGTGTAGCCGTTTGTTTTGCTCTTTGACGATTGGCAGCACAGCTTCGCCGCGCTCAATGTAAACGTCAGCATCGACAAAACGCTCAGGGTCGCCGCGAAAGCGAGACGGAGGAATCCAACCCATTTTCTCTGCAGCTTGCTGCACCTCAGCTGGTGCAACACTTTCTACACTTGCAATGTTTTCATCAGCCATGCTCAGTCTCCTCGTGCGTGATAGCACAAAATATATCTCGGTCATTTACCAAACGGTAGATGATTCCATCTGCCGGCCCTTTTGCCATGAAACCTGCAAACTTTGTCACCAGTACGCGGTCGCCGATAACTGCGCGCGGAGTCGGTTCATCATGCCAGGCGCTAGGCCCAACAGCAACAACTACAGCACGGTTATCCACCATGCTTAAGCGTCCTTGAACAGACTCTGGTAACACTATCTGAGCTCCTCTGCGTTCGGGTTCGTAAAGTTTAATCAGTACCGCCACTCCGCGTGGTTCCAGGCCCGATGTGTTTATCACCTCTGTCATCTAACTCTCCTATGTATTGCTCATAATCTAGGTCTTGAACAAAAGCATAGCCTTTGCAAGTACCAATATTCCCCACGTTAGTCAGAGCCATTGCGCGCTCGTCGTAATCGGTGAAGGATCCACCTTCCCAAGCATGGCGCATTTCATCGCGTTTCTTGGCAAGGATTTCCATCACTGCCAGTGTTACTGGATGTGACTTCCATTCTTCGAACTCGTGTTCAGTTATAGCTCGTGTCATTTCTTAGCTTTTTCTTGGGCCGTAGCAAGTCCTTGGATTCCGATTTGATGAGCTGCTTGGATTTTGGCAGCGGAAAGCAGGTGCTCGATTCTGGTGTTAATGTGCTCGTTCTCTGCGCGGACGCGCGCAATCTCCGCGTTGATGATAGCAACTTGAGCGTAAGCTTGTTCGGTCTGCGCATTGGCAGCTTCGTTTTGGGCTTTTGCCATAAGTTCTATTATCTTCGCATTGTTCATACGCTTTTCTTCTTCCAGCGTAATCGCAAATTGTTGCATTTGGGCTTGCAGGGCAATTTGTTGCTCTTGCAGACGTCCCTGGATTTTGGTCTCCTCGATCTGGAGCTTGGGGTCTTTTGCCGGAGGCTGGCCCTGAGTGCCTGGGAATACCGCAGGAATTCCGTCGATGCGCAAAGCCTTAAGGTAACGTACTTCCACGGCGTCGCGATTGTAGCCGGGAGTTGTCATGGCGGCTTGCTTAAGCGCACCAGCCATCTGCAAACGCATAGAATCGCTGGTTACGTTTGGATCTGCAACCGGAGATATTTTATCTGTACTGCCTTGGTAGTCAGCGCGCGTAGCTCCGCCGGGCTGAGGTACGTCGAGAGGCAAAAACATTCCGTTGAGCTTAAATAGCTTGGAAAATTCTTCCTTAGACGAACGCCAGATACGCTTAAAGATTGCTGTGTAAATTTTCTGGCCCATCTCCACCATAGTCTGCGCGGTTTGAGCAGGAGTGTTCTGGCCAGGGTTTTCGCCTACAGTTATATCCGTGGTTCCGCTGACACGCGAAGTGTAGTTAATCAGCAAGCTAAGCAGCTGGAACAGCACGTCAGAAGGCGCGTTGATTGGAAGCGGGTAGATAGACTTACGCAAGTCATCCCCAGTAGAGTCTACGCGTTTCCACTCAAACGGAGCAATTGTGTAGACACCCCCGCGAATCTTAGCACCACGGCCCAAGAAACCGCCGCCGGTAGTCTGCATAGTTCCTGCATCAAGCAGCATATTGACTAGGGAGTTAACGGCTTCGTTAAGTGGCCCGAGGAAAACACCGAATCCAATATCGTAGATGCCGCCATCAGGACTTGGAATGAAAGTCTTTTTAGTAAAGTACTCCATTGCGTTAATGCGGATAATCTTGCCTTTATGCGGCCCGCTAGCAACGCGTTCAATGTCGCTTTCCCGATCAAAGCGAGTTACGATACGGACTACGTATTTGGAAGTAGACTCAAAAGTGATAATGTAGGGCTCAGCGTAACCATCCCCGTCCAAGTCCATGTTGCAATGCTGCTCGAGGAATAGCAAAGCTGTAGTTTCATCGGGCGGCGGGGGAATTAGTCCCTGGCGATTGTCCTGATTGACCCGTTGCAGCGTAGAAATAGTCGGCGACGGAGCGTGCATATACCAAGGCTGCTCAAGCACATCGCAGAAAACACCACGCATGACTTTTTCGTAAACTTCGTTACGGAACATCGGGAGCTTGTGGGTCTTGCGGGGAGAATCCTCGACGGACTTGCTCCAGTAATCTAGCACCAAGTCCTTAGCAAGCACAAGTTCACTGACATTATGGCCAAGTGAAGCAGAATAGTAAGATTTTTTAAAATTCGTACCGATAATACTAAGATTTAAGATCGCTTTGTCTTCTTGTTCTTCCCAAGTCTTATCTTGGTACAGCAGTTGCCAGCTCATATGCGTAGAAACGCGGTCAGCGTGGGCAGAGTGCTCACCTTGTGGGTCATCGCCAAAGACTGTGCACTTGACAATGTCAGTTCCGTTAACAATAGCAGGGTAAGCGCGCGCGTGAAACTGCATTGCGGCGATAGTTACCAGCGGAAACGCTACGTTACTGCAACCAGGCCACGGAAAAGTCTTGTCTTTCTGGATCTGCAACGCCAAGTCCATCCCAGACTCATTGCGCTTCATCCAGATAGACCGAGAATACTCATCCCGCGTGTAACCTGCGTGACATTCGTCTCCAATTCTCCGCAGATCGTTAGAGTCAAACAAATCACAAAGGTTAGGCGAGCCTATTGCCTTGGCATTTAGAGTAATAGGCTTGTCAAGATTAAGCATTTAATATCCTGTTACCGCAGAACGGCCGTCAGCACCCGCGCGCGGCCGGTTCCAAAAACCTTTTTCCATTTCCCACTCGTCTTCAGTGAAGAAATCCTCAGGTTCTACGTGAGTAAGATCGTCGAAGCCGCGACTAAGCAAAGCAGCTGCGTCAAATTGATCGTCAAGGGTTGCTTGGGCAGTGCCGGTAAAGCGTAAGTTTTCCTGCTCAAAGTCCGCGTACCACTCTGCGCGCTTGTTAAAGCGGCACTGGCCAGCTCGCATACGACGCTGGTAAGAACGGCCGCGCGTTCCCTTGTCTTTGACGGGCAGGATAGCTTCGAAGTTTATGCGTAGATCCCGCACTTGCATTTCGCGGTAAATCATTGACTTGACGGACTTCCAGATCACGCCATCCTCAACCCAGAAAACTTCAGGATTGTACTGTCGCTGAATATCAAACATCTCCTCAATCCATTCGGTTGGATCCCAGCGGCCCTTCCGAACATCAATGAAGTGCAAGATGTTATTAACATCCTTTCCGCCGATTACAAAAGCAGTACGGTTAGCCTTGTCCGCGCGAGATACTGCAAAATCGGCAGCCACGCAGATAATCTTATCCGTTTCATAGTCATCATTTGACATATGCTTGAAATCGGCTTGCTTAAGAAATGCGTCTGAGTGGTCAAGCGGGTTGTTTAAGAACTCTTGTGAGTAACCCGCAGAATCACCGTCCTCAATAAATTCTTGCCGACGCGCGCGAAGGTGCGCTTCTGTCCAACGCTCCGGCCAAAGCATTCCAGAGAAATCGTCAAAACTTGCGTGGGCAGAGTAAAATAAATGCTGCCAAGTGCGGTTTTTGCGCAGGCGGGAAAGTAAAGAGTCGTCGTGCAAGATTGTACCGTGTACGCGGATCTTGCCGGATTTGCTCAAAGCTTGCTTGGCGGCGCGGAAAAACCAAATACGAAACTTGCGGCGACGATCCGCATTTTCTACCTGCTCGTCGTCTTCCATGTCATCGCAGACAAGGAGGTTAGGACGTTTACCTTTCCACAGTCGGCCACGGATACGCTGTTCAGCGCCGCGAGCTAAAATGCGGAACTTGTGCCCGTCAGACATTTCTACGATGACGTCAGTAGTAGCGGTACGGTGAAATTTCTTAATCCCAAACTCGCGAATTAAGTCTTCGTTTTCGGACAGTTCTTCTGTGATGTTGCCAAGTTGCTCTGCTGCGCCGTCTTCTGTAGAACCGACTAGGATTACGTAATCGCTGGAACGGAAAAGAACTTCCGCCAGAATATAAACCATAGAAAGCGCACTAGACTTTGCATGATCTCGCGGAGCAATGACCATTGCAGAAGGTGCGTCAGACGTGTACAGCTTCCACGCTTCCCGATGAAAGAAAGGCGTAGGGCATAACTGATCATACTTTGGCGAGATAAACGTCCCGCCAAAGGATTCAATTAAGTCTGCACTAAGCTGTACCTTGCTCACGTTCCAGTAGCCTTTACAGTTAAGTATCCGTCAATCACAAAGGTCTTGCTGGCGCTGGTTGTGATAACGCAAGTAAGAATGTATGTTACGCCAATTACTCCACCCGTTATAGTCTGTGTTACTTGGGCGCCGCTGCTCGTCGCGCCGCCGCTAATAATCGAGCTGGGGGACGCGTCCGTCCCAGAATAGACAGTTGCTGTAACGCTCGCGCTTGAGATGGTTTCACCAACGGCAAGGTACTGGGCAAAGTCGAAGACCGCGTAGAAGTTAGTGCTGGAGATTTTCGCATTAAAGATGCTCCGGTAACTCATAAGGTGAAATCCCCCGCCACCCCAACATGGGCGTCTGATGCGCAAGCGCGAACGCTATGGCGAGTGGAGGGGATAGATAATTCATGCTTGAACACGAAAGACGCGGCGTCATTGGCGACTTGAGTATTACTAGTTGGATTGTGCGCTAGGTACTCGTATAACTCTAGCACTGTAAGTGCCTGCAAAAAGAGCTCAAAACGATGCGCCATTTCAGCTGTAACAAATCCATACATTGCAATACGTTGCCAGGAATCACAACCAGTCCGCGATGACGCACATTGGCCTTTACGATGCTGAATCAAGCGTAAAGCAGGATTAAAACTCATACCGATATATACATCTCCCAGTGTATTTTCCAGCACGTAAGTCCAGCAAAGACGCTCTGTAGAAGTGACTTTACCGGACAGTCCAACTAACTCTGGAATAAAATGCAACATATTTATTAGCGATTAACCGCACACAGTGCGGAACAGCCGGGGGCACTTCCGCCGGAGAAAGCAAGCCAACGCGAAGAAAACAGCCGGCTTAACAGGGAAATACCAAACAACCGGGGAGGGGGCACTTCCGCCGGCAAGAAAACAGCCTTTCTGGGGAAGGCCGAACAGCCGGGGACAAACAGCCAAACAGCCAACAGCCGGGGACAGGTTCATTTCTTGTTCCTTGCGGAAATGGCGGCGGCTTTGGATTTCGCGTCGGCCTTGCTGGAAGCGCCCCAGGCCTGGAGGGACAGGAGCAAGCGCGTGGGCTTGCCGTCCTTGCGTTCAGGGCCTGGCATACCGCCCATGCGAGCAAGGAAGGAAGCGCGGCGCGGGTTGTCGCCGGACTTGACAGGCGCCTTAAGCGTCCCGCCAGTCTCGGCGTGATACGATGCTCTGCCGGCGGCATTAAGCCCGCCCTTCGGGTTCTTGCCAGCTTTGGTTTGCCAAGCGGGAGATTTCATTTCTTAGACTTCATGTGCGTTGCGGTACGCTGGCCACGCTTCGGCAACCCGGCGGTACGCATGGCTATTGCTACGGCCTGCTTTTGAGGCCGCCCCGACTTTATCTCCGTGCGAATGTTCGCGGAGATTGTCTTCTTCGAGGAACCTTTGGCGAGTGGCATGGCGGCTTAACACCCACCCGCAAGGGTGAAGTGCATCCTCACTGGCACAGCGGCTGTAGGGGCGAACTGGTTCTGCTGGGCCGCCGACTTCAACGGCATCAGGTTGCGATCCACAAACTTCCCGCCTTCGTCACTGCCCATAGGCCAACTGACTGTACGGCAGGACAGAGTCTTACCAACTTTACAAACCGCCGGCTTGCCGCCGAACGTAACCTTAGGACTAGACATTTATCACTTCTCCTTGACTATGCGTCACACGGACGCGGGATTGCAGTTCAATCAACCTATTCGCGAGCTGGGCTAGGTGATCCTGGCCGGGCGGGGCCGGCGGCGCATTGCCTCCAACTCCCATAGCCTTCGCCCCTAGCTCCACTGCCTTCAACACCACGTTATCCGAGACAGCCGGGGCTTCAAGTTTCTGCTTCAACCGCTCCAGCGACAACAGCGTGATTCCGCGAAACCGCTCTTCCACTGTCGCCACCAGCACGGGGTCACAAATCTCCGCGCGGCGGGCGGCCATGGCACTCTGCCAAGCATCCGAGGCCATCACGTTACTCACCCAGCCCACCGAGTACCCGTATCGCGACGCAAGATGGTTCTGGGTAATCCCGGGATTCGCTATGATATAATCAATCATATCCTTGTGCGAGTACCCCACCTTCGCCACGTTTCCCATTGTCGGGGCAGTTTCCCTTAGCTCACTCATCGTATCTCTCCTTCGCGGGGGTCGGCGGCAATCACCACTA